TGTGGAATACCGTTGGGGTGAGACCGGCACTGGTAAGACGTGGACTGTTTTGCATGATCCTGAGACTGGCAAGAGGCTTGACGATGTCTATCTCGTGAAGGATTGGGCCGCACCTTTTGACAACTATAAGGGTGAGTCCGTGATTCTTCTGGATGATCTGCGTGGTAGATCTGTTGACCGTTCTTTTGCGCGTAGCGGCATTGCTCTTGCTGATCTGATCAAGATTCTCGATAATTATTCCGGTGAGGTCCACGCTAGGAACGTGAATAGGTATCTCGCCGTTAAGAAGTTCATCATCACGTCCAATTGGCCTTTGGAAGACCAGTATGTCGGTGAGTCTCCTTGTGATAGGGATGCTTTCTTCAACCGTATTGACAAGGTCGTGTTGTTCGTTGGCGGGTCTCGGCGTAAGAAGGAGCATAGCAGCTTCATCCACTATCCTGACGGTTCCGAGGTGAAGGTTTCTCTCTCTGGTAGGGAGATCGGGGACAGTGGGTTTGCCAGTTCCTTGAAGGAGTGTGTCGAGCCTCTGGATCCTAACCGTGAGAGCAAGTACGGTATCTATCCCGATGGGATTTCTCTGGACATTGACTGACCGATATTGGAATTACGTTGATTAGTAATTCCTTTTCTGCCCTCGTCATTTTGGCGGGGGCTTCTTTATTGGAAATAATGATACAGGCAATGATACACTTTTTGGGCATGAAAAAGGGAGAAACGTTGGAATCTCAACGAATCTCCCCTGTGGGTCGGGCTGACAGGATTTGAACCTGCGACATTCTGTTTGGGCGGGTGTTTGATTGGCTTGTCCGGCTGGGTTTGGGTGAGCTGGTTTTCGTTGGAATCAAGCGGATTCCGGATTTTGGAAAGTTTGCTTGACCGGGCTGGGATTGGTTCATCGTGACGGTCATCGTTACCATCTCGTTACCGTCCCTGTCGCATGCGGAAGGGGAGAAGCTTCGGCGTGTCGAACATGTGAATCATTCTTCCGACTGCTCGTCAAAGAATGTCTTAATGTCATCGAAGAAATTATAAATCGAATTAGCAAAAAACATAAATATTTCTTTGTTCCTTGAACATCCAATTTTTGGTGTGGTCATAAGGAATACTCCCGCGGAAAGAATTGAATCAGGGCTTGCTGATGGGATGAAACTTGAGGCAACGCGTGTAAACCGTTTTCTGCTTTCAGGACTATTATGCGCAATATAATTACGAATCACTTCTGCAGATTTGATAATATCGGAATTACTATTTGCTCCTAACTCAATATATATCGGATTCTCTGTACTGAAAAAAATCTCTGCTTTTGTTTTTACTTGATTAGGTTTTGCCCAATCTAATCTAACGGTATCATCGGACTGCACTAAGCCTCCCGCTAGTAACTTTTGTGCATGTACTTCATCTTTGGGGGAAATGTAGCAAGTATATTGGTCGGGATGCTTGCTCGCCATAAGAGAATACTGAATAAAGAAATCTCCTATAGTATTCTCGTACAAGCGGAAAAGACGAAAAAATAACGTTTCAAACAGTAGCTCCTTGTATTGATCATCTACCCCTTTCGAAGAGAGGAGATTGTTGTGAAAACTTACTAGTGTATTAAAGTCTTCCGAAAACTTGCTGAAGACCTGCTGTAGGTTTTCGGAATCATTCATTGTTGGCATAATCTTTCAATTGTCGAAGGATAAATTCCCATCTGCGAATTCGTGTTGCTTGATCAGTAGTTGCTCGCCTTGAGTCCTGAATAAACTGATTCCAGTCAGAAGAAGGTTCTTTACTGTCGATTTTTTCGTCATATGTAGCAGAAAAATTGTCAAAAAAGATTCTAAGTTTATTGTTTGGCATGGAATGCAGTGATTCTATTTCAAGGTTCGCCTTCAGGCAGTTTGTGCGAATTGATGCAATTACGCAGAAGAGTGTGTAATATAAATGCACTCTTCTATAATTTGTTAAAGCTATTTCCTCTGGAGCATATATATCTAGCAAATTTTGCATAGTTGCATGAAATGCTTCAATCGCATTTCTCATATTTGAGTATTCATTGCTTGATTCGGGAATTTCGTCGTATTTTTTGTAGAAAGCTGGTATAGATTTTTTCGCATGTATGCCGTCAAGCAGTGCGATAAGCAAATCGCCAGTTAGTTCCACTTCGCTCATTCTTGCTACATTGCTGCTTGTCAATATCTTGGAATCAAGCCAGTATTGGACGTACTGCCTTGCGACTTGATGAGCAAATGTTTTGAATGCGCCAAGGTACTGTGCATTAAGTAATTCTGTACTATTTAGTTTTACTGAATATGTGTTAAGTCGTGAAAAAATATCAAGAATATCTGCTGTATTCTGATTAAACAGGACGTCTACACCAAGTTCGTACTGCAATACTTCTTGCTGAACGAAATCAGGTAATGCGGAAAACACCAGTCCTCCGTATTGCTCATTATGTAGCTTAGAGACCGTAAATCCGTCATTGATGTAATCCAGTAGAGCTCGAAGCCGTTGTTGCCCATCAACCACGGTTCTTACGTTCTTGCCATCTACCAATGCCTGCGTGATAATAATCTTCGGCATTGGCATTCCTCTTAATACTGTATCCACTAAATAGGATTTAGCTTTTGTATTCCACACAGCTCTTCTCTGAAAATCTGGTGAAAGAATAAGCTGTCCATTTTCATTCCACTCGTTAAAATCCAGAATATTATATGCTCTGGTATCAAATGCTTTCACTTTTCATGTTCCTTCCTGTTGATACAATACTACCAATCACGCCTCTCACATCTCCTCGAACTCTTGAGACGGAATTACGGTGTCGAACGGACCGACCTGTGCGTCGTTCTCGTGTTTGTCGATGCCGGCGTAGGAGAGGCTGTCATCCTCGTATCGCTTGAACTTGTACACGGCGTCGTTCATGCGGGCGCTGTTGAACACGTTGAGGCTGAGCAGCAGCTCGAAATCGTCCTTGGTCAGGCCGGTGACCTTCTTGAACAGTTCCGGCTCCAGCTTGGTGATGACGTCCCTCAGGGTCTGCTCGCGGTAATCCGTCAGGTACATGAAGATCGGGATACGCGTGGCAAACTTGATGAGCTTTTCCTGCACCTGCTTGCGAAGGCTCTTGGTCTCCTTCTCCTCGGCGTTCATCTCCTTCTTTTCCTCGCGCGTGGGCTTCTCGTCCTTGCTTTTCATCTCCTTGAGATGGTCGGACTTGTTGATGATCTTCTCCAGATCGTCATTGAGGCTGCGGAAGCCCTCGATGCTCATAAGCGCATCCATGGCACGCTGGTTGTTCATCAGCTTGCGCAGGGTCAGGTCGTCCACGTTCACGAGCAGTGCACTCTCCCAGCGCTTGGCGAGCAGCGTGGCCGACGTGCCGGATGCGGCCCAGTCGAGCACGTCGGTCGCGTTGACTCGCTTCATGCTGCTGCCGTCGTAGGCGAGCACCGGGAGGAAGTGGATGAACTCGCCCACGCTCTGCTCAGGCGAGATCGTCTCGTCGGGATGCAGCGAGCAGCTGTAGTCCGCGATCTGCCGCAACGCTCTGGTCGGCGCGAAGTCGAACACGTAGCACTCGCGTTTCAGAATCAGCGTCTCGTTGGGATGCAGACCGTCCGGGTTGTCGATCGTCCACGGCGACTGCACGCGGAACGCCGCCTGGAAATACGTCTCCGGACTCTTGAGATTACGCAGCATGAGGATTCCCGTCCACGGCTTGACGGTCACGCCCGTGGTCAGCTTGCCGCACGACAGGGTGATGGTTTTCGATTCCAGCGGATCCGCCATCGACCTGCGCACCGGGCCGAGCGCGTCCAGACCGATGCCGGCCTCCGCACCCGCGCACACATTCACCGTGTAGTCGTGGTAGAACACGTTCTGCCGCTGCCTGAGCATGTTCGCCATCGCATAGCAGGACGCGACCGAGGGCATGACCAGAACTGTGCGTCAGGATGTTCTTCAACCGGCTTATCGGAGTACGGCATGGGCGGCTTCTTCGCGCCCATCTTCAGCTCGTCCACCGTCGTCTCGGCGAACCCGCCGCGCAGCAGGTCAAGCCACTTCTGTACCTCGCTTGGATGTTTGAACTCGGCCTGATCCCCGTCACCCTTCGCGGCGAAGAACTCGTTCAGATCGAACTCGTCGAACTCACCGCCGGATGCGATCTCACGGATCTGATCGGGCATCTGATAGGTCATCAGCACCATGCGTGGCAGCGATTCGTACGGATTCTTCCCCTGGGCCGGCTTCCACCTCTCCTTGGCCCGCTGCTCGTCGGAATACGTCCAGTTGAAGATCTGTTCTTCGATGAACTCGCCGTTGACGATCGCGCGGAACGACGTGCCTGACAGGAATAGGTACGCGCCCGTGGTGATTGGCAGGAAGTCCGTATCGCCCTGCTCGAAGCTCTCATCAATCAGCTGCGCGACCGAGTTCATGTTGTCGTTCTGCTCGCACTTGTCCTCCTGCTCGAACAGTTCTCTCGCGCTGTCGCGCCATGCGCCGAAGTAGTATTCGTCGAAGATGACCAGATCCCAATTGATCTCGTGCACCCACTCGTTCTGCGCCTTGATGTCTCCGGCCTCGTTCTTGCCCAAGTAGTCCTGAAACGAACCGAAGCACACGATCGGACGGCTCTTGTCGGCGTGCTCGTAGTCCAAGCCTCCGTTCTGCGTGGTCTCGCGGGAGATGAACTGCCACCCCTCGAAATCCTTGTGCGATTCCAAGTCCTCACGCCACGAGTTCTCCACAGCGGGCTTGAACGTCAGCACCAGTACACGCTGATAGCCCTGCGCCTTGGCGAACTCGTAGCTGGTGAACGTCTTGCCGAAACGCATCTTCGCGTTCCACAGGAAGCGCGGGGCCTTGCCGGGATTATCCTTCTTGAACTGCGCAAAGTACTCCTGCGTCTTCTTCACGGCACGCTGCTGCTCCGGACGCATGCCGAAGCTCTGCGTGCGCTGAGTGGTGGATCCGCGACGCTCCTTGACAGCTGTGATGGCCTCCCGTACATCCTTGACCGAGCAGCGGAATCATTCGCCCCAGTGCGTACGAATCGCTGTTCGAGCATCCTGTGCACCGGATGGTCGTCGAACGCGGAACCGTCGTCACGTATCGCGCTTTCCTCCAGCACGATACGGAAGTTCACCTGAGCGGTCTTCGTCTGCTCAAGGATTCGAGTACGCACATCGCAATCCGTATAGCCTACCTTCAACTGACCTTTATGGCCGGCATCATCAATCGCATAGGCGTAAATGGTCGGAGTGAGGTCAGGACGTTCAGGGAAGAAGTTGTCAGGCATTGTCGGAAGCCTCCATCTGCATTTCTGGAATAGCTTCATCAATTAGATGCCGTTCTTCGGCCGATAGCTTGTACTTATCAAACAGCTCCTCGTTTGATCAGTGCTGCGAGACATCAGGCATGGGCACAAATTCGTATGCGCTTGGAGCCATGTCTTGAGTAGAAGTGCGTAGAGAAATAAGAGGCTTCTGCTGTTTTCGTGGGTTAGATCGTGGGTTGTGGTAGTCGGATGTCGAGTCCACCGCATCGGAGCGTGATCGGGGCGGTGAGGTTGTCGACGTGGTGGAAGCCGTAGGCCATGCGGATGGTGACCTTGGTCCTGTTGTTGAAGGCCTCGAGCCTGGCGTTGGAGTAGCCGAGTTGGATGGTCCTGAGGATGTCCGGCCGGCGGCGTCAGATCTTCTTCGCCGGTTCGACGATCTCAGGTATGCGTGAATGCGAGGCCCGGAACACCCGGTGTCTCAACTCGCCCCTGGCCTGTTCGGGCGGGTGCTTGGGCAGGGTCCTCAATGGCTCCTTGAGTTGCTAGGCGCGGTGGAGCTGGCCCTTGGGGTCCGTGTTCCTCAACGCGTCGAACGCTTCGGACTACCTGTCGGTCAGATCGCCGGGGTTCTTCAGTACCGCGTATTTGACGCCGCGCATGCGCTTGACCGTTTCCTCGTCGTGTTCGTGGCGCGCCTGGTTCCACAGGCGCTCGCGGACCTTGTCGAGCGCGTCGCTCATCCAGCTGACGATGTGGAACCCGTCCAGCACGCGTTCGGCGTTCGAGCAGTGCTCCCTGACGCATGAGTCGATCCAACGCGCCCCGTCACCGGTCACCACTTTGATGGATGCTTTCTGCTCGTCGGTGAGCTGTCGGAAGAACAGGTCGAACACGTCCCTGCCGTACCCGTCGTGCGCCCAGATGACGCGGCGCCGTTCGTGGTCGACGACCACGGTGATGTACGTGTGGCCCTTCCTGTAGCTCGTCTCGTCCACGCCGATCGCGGTGAGGCCGTCGAACGGCGACGGCATGTCGGCCCTGAGACGATCCGCGACCCTATGGGCGATGTCACCCGCGGTCCTCCACGCCACGTGCAGGAAACCGCTCACCGTCTTCTGGTCGGCGACGGTCATCAGCCACGCGCACTCCGCCTCGAAATCCCTCGTGAACCGGCTGCCTGGTTCCGCCCACGGCACGGACGCGACCACGACCCCGCACCCGGGGCAGTCGACGCACGGCATCATGGCGACCAGTTCGACCCGCCAGCAGCCGAAATCCTGATGCCGCCAACGACGCACGCCGCCACCTTGGTCGTAACCATGACGACGTTTGCCACAGCGGGAGCATCGGAGTATGCCCTTGCGCGGGCGCACGCGAACCTCGAGCACGGGCTCGGGGCGCAGGGGCGAGTCGACGATCCGCACGGTCTCGACCACCACGCCTTTGACGTTGAGGAGCTGGTTGAATATGCTGTTCATCAGGCGCTTTTTGGCTGTGTTTTTTCTTGGTCGTTAAACATCCTACCCAAAAAGCGCTCTTCTCTTACTCCCACAACGGTTCAACAACGAACCACCACCCACGAAAACAACACAAGCGCCTTAAAACGACTCTCCGTGTTCTTGCTTCTCCTCGGAGATCCGCTGGTGCTTTTGACTGTCCTGCGGCTTGGCCGTATCTGGCGTCTGGGCGAAGGTTCAACCGCTGGCCGGCATCTTTACTGATGTGGAGACCGGTGAGCTGGTTATGAACCTTGAGTATGACACTCAGGTATCTCGTAAGGAATGGCTCTGGTTCCTGCGTGAATGGGCAGGTATCTTTAAAACCATCCGTGTAGAGGCTTCTGTGTGCTTGGAGATGTGCAGTATGGCCGTGCGTATGGGCGGATACAGGTGCATGGGGGCGTGGCTCGATTGCCGAGGTGATTCTGTGACGTAGACCCTAGCGATGAGAGCGAACTCTCGTAAGAGAGGATCGCGGGTCATCCTAGGTCGCAAGTTGCAGATAAATCACTGAGGTGGTGAGAGGCGTTAGCTCTGTGTGCCCGTGCTTCGTCTGTGAGTGCGGTTGTGCTGTGTGTTGTTTCTCTCTGGTGCATGAAGCCGCGTAGCGGGTGGCCTTAAAAAACGCTGAGCGGTGCAGCCGCTCGGCGGGCACGGAGTGCCTAGTGTTATTTTTTTAAGGCCACCTCTGTAACTTGATGATCTATTTCGTCTACACGCACAGATTAGTGCATCTAAGTGGTTACAAAGGTTAATTCCTCACCTCTGTAACCGATCGATGATATTAGAACATCGACTGACCGATATTGGGATTACGTTGATTAGTAATTCCTTTTCTGCCCTCGTCATTTTGGCGGGGGCTTCTTTATTGGAAATAATGATACAGGCAATGATACACTTTTTGGGCATGAAAAAGGGAGAAACGTTGGAATCTCAACGAATCTCCCCTGTGGGTCGGGCTGACAGGATTTGAACCTGCGACATTCTGTTATATCTGGTGGTTTTTAGGTTTGGTTTGACAGACTGTTTGGAGATTGAGAAACGTTGGCATTTCAACGCTTTTGCCATCCTGTAAGTTGTGATTGGTTATGACTGTATGGAACGCAACGTGACGGTCTTTGTATGCGGTTTGTATGCGGAATGAAGAAAAAGCCCCTCCCCCAGCATCATGCTGAGAGAGGGGCGATGTTGCATTAGGGCGCAAAATATTCCAACAGGAATTCAAAAGCGCGATTTCCCACGCTTAAAAACGGGGTGTGAGAATTTCCACAAGCATTCGAATGCGTGAAATTTTTCCACGCGAGGTTGAGTCTCGCGCCCGAAAATTAATCACTGGCCGTCGGTGACGGTGATCCTGAGCTTGTCGAGCTTGGCCTTCACCGCGCCCTCCACAGCGGCCGCGATCTGGTCGGGGTCGGCACCCTTGGATTCGGCGAGGGTCTTGACCGCCTCGGTCAAAGCCGCCACCTGCGTGACCAATTGACTGGTCTTCGCATCGATGCCGGCCACACGATCCCCTAATTTCGCGCCGCCCTGCACCGGCTGTTCGACCACGAGGTTGCCCAAGGCGGATGCGTGGGTGTTCCTGTCCCACTGCGAAAGCCTGAAAAGCTCCTTCTTCGTGGCGTTTGCCGCCGCGTCCGTGCCCTGCAGGCGGTCACGCATCAGGACGCCGTTCTGTCGAAAATTCCACACGTCTTCTGCCGACATGTCGTCTCCTCCTAATAATTCGTTCGCTCTTTTGATGATCCTGTCCACCGGCAGCGCGTTGACGCACCTGTCGGGACACCCGTAGTGGTCCGTGCCCGGCACCTCGCGGTGCAGGACGATATTGCCGGCGCGATTGCCGCTGGCGTCGTGCCACAGCGTCTTCCACCCGTATCGGCGGGCGATGTCGGCGCACAGTCTGGCGCTGGCCTCGACCTCCGCGTCGGTGACGGGGATTCCGGCCATGCCGCCCTCGTGCTCGATGGTCACGCCACTGCAATCGGATTGCCAGTTGGCGTCCGCCCAGCTGCCCTGCGTCTCGTCCACCCACTGGTAGACGCTGCCGTCGCCGCCGACGCCATAGTGCGAGGAGGCCTGGAAGCTGGAGCTCATGAAGCACGAGTCCGTGCCGGCCAATCGGCCGACCATGATATGCAGGGTGATGTGATCGACGTGCAACCCGTCACGGCCCTGATAGTGGTTCGGACTGCCGCGCCATCTTGCGAAGCCTGCGCCGGTCACTGGACGTCACCGCCCGGCACAAAGTCGGAGTCTGCCACGGTGTTGTCCGCGTCCGTCGATTCGGCCGATTCGGCGGCAGTCTTCGGCGTGGTCTTGTCCACGGCTGCCGCCGCGCTCAGGGCCGCGCTCTTCGCGGCGCTGACGCCGTGGACCACGCCCTCCTTCTTCAGGGCGTCCACGAGCTGCTGTCCCGCGAGGCTCGCGGACGTGATGTTCTGGTTCTTCCACCAGCCGTAGATCGTGCCCGCGATGCCGATGACGCCGAAAACCGAAGCGCTCACCTGCTCGTCCGTGAATGGCAGCGGATTGATTCCGGCCAGACTGAGACCGGCGTTGACCAAAGCGTAGAGGGTGACAACGATGGTCACGCCGGCCTTGACCCGTTCGCCGGTCAATCCGGGAAGATTGGTGGTTTGTTTTTCGTTGGCGTGTTCCGCCATGATTGCCTCCTTAGATATGGCAAAGGCCACCTCCGAGGAGATGGCCTTGAAAAATGATTGTCAGCGCAGGTGCGCGCCGTGGTTGAAGACGAGGACGAGCGCACAGAGGATGCAGAGGATGCCGATGGACGTCATCGCTCCTCCAAGGTCTCGGGTGCGACATCCGCGCGCAATTCGTCCGGCAGGTGCGGCTTCGGATGACGTTTGAGGAATTCCGGCTCGATGATCTCGCAGAACAAGCCAAGCCAATGGAAAAGGTCGCGGGTGTAGGCCGTGAGCGTGAAATACTTCCGCTGCTGCGATTCCAGATGCTGTATCTGCTCCTCCTGCGATTCGACCTGCTCGCGCAAAGGCTTGATGACTGAATCGGTCAGGATGTCGCACGCCTGTGCGGCGATGTCGGCAGTGTCCTTGCGGCGGCTGGAGATCGCGCCGATGATGGCGCCCACTCCCCCGCCTCCGACCAAGGTGACGAACAGCGACGTCCAGAATTCCGTGCTCGACAAGAGATCAAGCGGCGGCATCGGCTCTCCCATGGGTCGAGCCTCTTCGACTGCCATCCGCGCTTGGATGGCCGAAATCGAATTTGATCTGAGTCAACATAACCTCCTGAAAAAAAGAGAAACCCGCCTGAACGACGGGGAACAACAAAACAGACAATCAGGGAACAGGACGCCTAACCCTCGGCACCATCACTGCGCCAGGTCTTCACCTCGGTCACATCCGCCAAGTCGGACACGGCAACCGTCCTGGAATCCTTGGTATCCATATCGGCGACAACGACATCGGCCGCAGCGTCACGACTCGTGAAAGTCACGATCACGCCACGACGGTAATCCGTCCAGGTCTCACCGGACGCGTCCTTATGGTCGAAAGACAGTCCAAGCCGCAGAAGCTGATAGACAAGGCTGCCCCTCGCCGGACGCAAATCCAGCACTCCATCGGTTTTGACGACATCATCCATACTTACCTCCATATTCCAAAAATCATCTTGTGACGATCTGACGTCCGTCGATGTACAATGCGCCAGCGGTCGGGCCCGTGGCGAGCGTGTGGTTCCCCGCCCATTTCAGACTCCAGCCCGCGGCGGAGAGCGCCAAGCCCCAGCCCTGGTCGTTCGTGAACTGCAAGCCGCCGGAGCCGATGGACAGTTTTCCGTATTTCACCGTCTCCAGATCAAGACCGGTCCGGGCCGAGCATTCGACATGCGCCCCGTCTGGCGCGGTGATGCTGATGCCGCCCGCGCCGAGCTGGATATGATAGGCGACCGCCTTGTTCGCCGTAGGCTGCACGGTGATGTCAAGACCGTCCTGCGACAGGATCAAATGCCCTGAACCGACCCCATCGTCACCGGCCACCTGCAAACTGTGCCGGTCGATACGCGTAAGCAGGTTGCCGTCCTTGTCCAGCAGGTCGAAACTGCCGTCAGTGTTCACCAAAGCGCTCACGCCGTTGAACACGCCGTTTTTCTGGTGGCCGGCGCGAACGCCTGCGGAAGTGAGACTGATGCAGTCCTCCAGCGTGCCGACGCGCGACTTGGCGTCGGAAGCGTCGGACTTGGCTGTGTTCGCCGTGGCCTGCGCGGTCTTGGTCTCGGATTTGGTTGCGAACTTCACGTCCAGGCTGTTGTTGTTCTGGGTGATTTTCGACGAGATTTCCTGCGTGACACCGGTTTTCGTCGCATACGTGCTGGCGACAGTGCTGGTGATGCTGGCCTTCGCGGCCGTGATGTCCGACTTCGTGGCAAGCCCGGAACCGTCAGAACCTTGATAGTTCTGCACGACACCCAAGGCCACGCTCTTGGCCGTCTGGTCGACATACGACCTTGTGCTGAGCGTGTCGTAGGCGAGGTCCTGCGCGGTGCCCGACGTGGGCTCCGCGTCCTGTATCCTCGTGCCACCGCAATTCGGCCCATCCTGCCACGACTTGTAGTTACCATGCAGCGTGTAATGGCCATTCCAGTACGCCCATGGCAGGTACGCCCAGATGTCGCAGGTGGTCGAGCTGAACGCCACGACCTTGACCTTCACGTCGTCCGCGTTGCGGATGCGGTTCACGCTCACGCCGAACGCGCCATTGGCGGACGCTGACTGATGCCATCCGTCCTTGACGAAGATCTCGAACTCCGCGTTCTGGGAAGCCCGGCCGTTGTACCCGTTGCCGGAGTACACGTGGATCAGGACGCTCGAATCGTCCCCATTACTGGTGAGATAGCCGAGTTTCACCCACTTCGCCTTACCCGCCGCGCCGGTCAGCGTGAACGTGCGGGTCGCGCTCTTCCTCAACGCCTCGGTCGCGGCGAGGGTCGTGTACGTCTGGCCGACCGTCGATTTGATCGAGGAGGCCGACTGGTCGATCCTGGACTGCACCTCGGCTTTGGTCGGATAGTCCCCCTTGGTCTGGTAGGTCTTCGCCACGCTGGTCTTGAACCCGTCGAGGTTCTGTTCCAGGCTGCTGACCCTGCTCGTGTCGGCCTTGCCGCTGATCTGCTGCGACAGGGTCGCGTTGATCCTGTCGGCCTTCTGGGACACTTGGCTGATGGTGGTCGTGTTTCCTTGGGCGGTCTTCGCGACCTCCGTCACCTTGCCTGTGATTTCGTCGGCCTTCTGCGTCAGGGCGGAATTCGTGGCGTAAGAGCTCATACCGTTCTTGGACTGGTATTTCTCCGACACTTCGCCGCGGATCTGGTTCGCCGTCTGCGTCAGGGAGGAATTCGTGGCGTAATCTCCGGCTGGCTGAAGACCGGTGACATCGGTGCAGACGACATTTGACACATACCACTGAGTCGAAATGTTATCTGCCCACTGGTCGATCTGGAAGTACACGCATCCTCTGGATTTGCTGTCTGGACAGGTGATACGCCATGTCGCGGCCATCCATCCATCGCTCAGGTTTGACGTCGATTCCGCATGTACTATGCCGTCCCAGGCATTTCCACTGGTCTGTGCGGTGTACCAGATACCAGCGTTCAGTGATATGTCGCCCTTGATCTTCTTGGCATGAGCGGTGATCACATATGTGTGGCCCGGTACCACCGGAAAACTGGTGGCGTTATTGTAATGGTCACGGCTTGCGAGCAGGTTCACTCCGCTCCCATTCGGCGCAGTGACGTTATTCACCCGAGAGGTAATCTGGGGCTTGTCGGGGTCGAAGGTCGGATTGACCCACAGGTTCGAGCCACGGCCATAGGTCTGGCTTACAGTGGTCTTGAAGCCGTTCAACGACTGTTCCACGCTGCTCGCCCGACTCGACGCGTCGGAGGCGGTCTTCGCGACCTGCGTCAACGTGGCCTTGTTCGAGTCGGCCGTGGATTTCACCGTGTTGACGGTCTGCACGGTCGAATCCAACGTCTTCGCGGTCTCCGACAGTTTCGAGGACAATGTGCTGGCCGTCTGCTCCACCGAGGACGCCTTGCCCATCGCCCCGGAAGCGGTCTTCGCGACCTCCGACACCTGCGCCTTGATGGAATTCGCTGTTTGGGTAAGAGAACTGTTGGTTGCGTAATCTCCTGCGGGCTGAAGGTCCTCTGGGGCTGGAGACCAGTCGGTTGGTTTAGTGCCTTTTTCGAGCTTCCATCGATATCTTGGAAATGAATAAATACCGACTAAGATATAAGCGGCATTCGTATCAGTCGTGAATGTGATATGACCTTTATCTCTAAGGTATATTCTAGGAACTACAAAATTGATAAGAGTACCTTCGGAATTAAACTGACTGATACGGCCAGTAAAACCCGTCGTATCAGGCATCGAGTCGTATGCACTTAAAATATATGTTGTATCTGGATCGACTGCGATTGGTTTTTTAGATGATGAATCGCCATTCCATTCGGAATCTGAAACTGAAGCATCTGGATAAAGAAGATTTCCAGTTACGGTATCTATATAAGTCTTGATGAAATTCGATTTAACAAGAAGGTTCCGTCCACCAATCGTAAGATTGTTGAAATCATTCTTGGTAGTATAAGTCTCAGCAACAGTGGTCTTAAACCCATTGAGATTCGCTTCGAGACTCGTAGCCTTGTCAACAGCGCTTTGCGCGGTCTTCGCATTTGCCGTAATATTCGCGCTAAGCGAATCCGAAGTCGCCTTCAGACTAGTCTTGGTTGCGTACACAGCGTCGTTCTGTGCTTTCGTATTGTAATTTTTCGACAGGTTCAGAGTGACTGCATCTGCGGTCTGCTGTGCCTTCGATGCGGCTGTCACGGCACCATCGGCAGTTCCCTGGGCCTTGGTGACTTCTGCGGAAATGCTATCGGAAGTCGCCTTCAGACTCGCCTTGGTTGCATATATCGTATCTGCCTGGGATTTCGTCTGGTAATTCTTTGTCAGATTTGCGGAAATACCATCGGCGGTCTGTTGGGCCTTGGATGCGGCTGTCACGGCGCTATTCGCGGTAGCCTTGACCGACTCAACATTTGCCGTGATTGATTCCGCGGTCTGAGTCAGAGAACTCTTGGTCGCATAGGTCGCCGGAATATCGATCTTCAGCTTATCGACATCGCCCTGGGCCTTGTTCGCACTGGATTGTGCGGCATCGGCTGCGTTCTTCGCTGTGGCTGCATTGCTGACTGCGGTATTCGCCGTCGATTGGGCCTTACTGGCAGCGGTGTTCGCTGCCGTTGCGGATGCCTGTGCGTTATTCGCGGAAGTCTGTGCATTGGCTGCATCCGCCAATGCCTTGGTGACATCGGTATCCTGATTCAGCTCCCAAGTATATGTCTCACCATCATCGGAACCGAAACGATATGCCTTACCCGTTGATTTGTCATAATAAAGATCACCGGAGTGCTTCTTCTTATCGGCATCCGTGGTCCAGTCCGAAGCCGGCTTGTTCTCGAGGGTCGGCGCACCGGTTCCCTGCCAGGATTCGATGGCATTATCAGCAACATTCTGGAGGGCGGACAATGCGTCCTTTGTGGCATATGTCTTTGATACGGAAGCCGTGATGGAATCCGAAGTCTGCTTCAGACTCGACTGGGTCGCATAGAGCTTATCGGCATCCGCCTTGGTCTGATACTCGGTCCTCAGAGTCGTGCTGATCTGATCGGCCGTCTGCACAGCTGCGGAAGACTGCTTAAGCGAATCATTTGCCGTTTTGCCTGCTGATTCGGCAGTGGTCTTTGCGGCGGTTGCGGTCTGGGTCGCAGTGGTGCTCTGTGTAAGAGCGGTCTGCGAATCCTTGTATGCGGAAGATGCCGTAGTCGATGCCTCGGTAGCAGTCTGCTTGGCATCCGTGGAGACACTCAGGGCACTGTCGGATTTCTTTACCGCATTGCTGACTTTCGTCGTCAGTTCGCCGAGTTCAGTAGTGTGCTGTTCGATGACCGCATTCGCGGAATCGAGATCCGATGCGACGTTCTCGGCCTTGGACTGGGCTTCGGCCGCGGCCTGTTTCGCCGCGATGGCCTTCGCATCGACGGCCTTGATGGATTTGTCCAGATCGGCGGTGGATGCATTGGCTTTGTCAGCCGCCTTCTGGGCCGCATCGGCCGCCGACTGCGCCTTATCAGCGGATGTCTGGGCAGCTTCAACTGCGGAATCCATTTCGGACTTCACGTTTTGGACCTGCTTGGTGAGATCGGTTCGGACCTGCTCGGCCTTGGCGTCGGCCGCCTGCGCCTGCTTGCGCGCGTCTTCGATGCCCGCCTGCGCGTCCCGGCGTATCTGCTCGCCCTTGGCGATCGCCTCGTCGGCCTTCGTCATGGCCTTGTCGGCGGACTGCTGCGCGTCCTGCGCGGCCTTGTCGATGCCGCTCGTGTCCACGAGCGGCAGTTGATTACCATCCTGGTCGATGCGATTCGCGCCATCCTGCGCGCCATCGCCAATGATGACGTCCGTGCCGCCCGTGCCGGGGATGCGCACGGTGCCCATCTTGTGGGTCTTCTGGGTCAGGGCGAGGCGCATGGCCTTCATGCCCAGGCTCAGGCTGAGCGTCGAATCGTCTGGATTTAATTCCACGTGAGAGGACATCGCCACCTCCAAAATGTCAGGCCATGGGATCCTCCATGGCATCGAATATCAGACTCACTTTGTCCGATTGGTCGCCGCTCATCTGCATGAGACGGCATTCGTACACGCCGTCCGCGAGACTCGGGAAGCCTTGGATGTCCAACCGCATCGTCTCGCCGGGCCAGAAGCTGCCGAGCGGATGCAATGGCGTGCCGTCCACGCTCAGATCATTGGCGTGCAATTCGCCCTTGATCTGCATGAGCGGCGCGTGATTCGCGGAAAGGACACCGTCGGCATGCTGGCGCAGCAGATTTGCATCGGCCGCGTCCGTGTCGCTGTAGGCCATCTCGCGGAGCGGGAACGGCTCATGGTCGCCGTTCACGAGCCTCAGATCCTCGGACAGGTGGCACAACTGCGCCTTGTCAGTGCCCGAACCGGACGCGTACACGCGGCTGACGGCACCCAAGTGGTCGATGGTGATGTTCTCCAACGTCCCGCCATAAGGCGAGCTGGAAAGCTCGAGTATGGTGCCCTGCGCGATGTCCGGATTCGCGTCGGAGCCCGCGAGGAAGTCGAAGCGAATCGTATTGCCGGACAGTTTCGGCCGCAATTGCAGATCCGGCCCGTTTTCCACGTTGGCGATCTTGTCCCACACGGCCGAGCACTTCAGGTTCTGGATATCCCATGAATCGTATTCGCGCTGGTGCGAGCCTCGCTCTCCTCGGTAGTGCCAGTCGATGGGCAGTCCGCCGCCCGGCTTGGCGGTGGTGCACAGCCACCCCGCCTCGGCCGCGATGGCGCGCAAGGAGAGATTGTTGAAGTTGATGACGTCGGTGCTGGTGCTGCCATTGGCAGTGCCGTAGACTCCCTCACGCACCAGATACCGGTCGCCCAAGAGCCCGTAAATGCTCGTCAGGCTGAAGTCGGTGTCGAGTGGCCCGTCCTTGCGTTGTCCGATGAGGCCGCACAATATTGGTGTGCCGATGGCATCCTCCGAATCGAGCGGACTCGTCCAGCAGAGTGCGACGCTGCGCCGGTCTGGCGCGAGGAGCCGTGAGCGTTCGCCTGGCGAATTGGCCGGCACCGCGGTCCATGGCACCTTCAGCCCGCTCACCTCGTCCTGACCAATACCCTTCGACTTCGTGGTGGAGAGCGACGAATCCGCGACGCTGACCGACCACGAAAAATTCGGCAGGTCGATTGGACACAAGAGCTGTCCGCTGATCGTGTCCACCACGTATGCGCGCCAAGCCATGAGCCCTCCTTAGCCGACGTTCACGCCACGGTCCCACACCTCGAGGGTGCGGCCGGGGTAGTTCTCCTTGGAGTCGGAATGGCAGATGAAATAAACGTTCTCACCCCACGCGACCCTGTGGTTGCGGGTACGGACGGTGTGCCATCCGGCCTGCAATGACACCAAGGCGTTCAGATGCACCTGCTGCCATGCTCGGCTCACCTGGAACTGCCCGCCGCCACCGGACACGTCCTTGCCGTCGATCTGAAAGCCGACATACCAGCAGGCCATCTGTGTGGCGTCCTCGGTGGGCTTCTTGGGATTGTCGTGTCGGCAGGCGGCCGCCGTGGCCGTGTACCTGAGCTCCACCAGCCTGTCGGTCGGCAGATAAAAGCTGGTGTCCTGCTCGAAATAGTCCTTCCCACCGTCGCCCATGTTTGCGGGACCCTCGTAGTTTCGGACGTTACGCGCAATGAGACCCTTGCTCGCGCCGTAGGGCATGGCGTAGCGTTCCGCGCCATCCGTACTGCACGATTTGGTTTGTGTCATGCCGGCGGGCACGAGCATGGCCGCCAAACGCACCACATCGGACGGCACCTGGTCGAGCGGCACGTCTGGGTCAGCGGCCGGCGTGCCCTGGGTGACGCCGAGCACCACCTGATTGTCCGCGTCTCCCTTGTCGATGTCGTGGGCGCGGAGCCAAATCACGTCGTATCGGCTCAATCCGGCGTTACCGGCGCCGACTGCGGGAGTGGCGCCGCCCGGCCAATAAGCGAGCACCGCCTCGCCCTTCTGGCCGTCAGGCTGAATCAATGCGGTACCGGCGCTCACCGTGTAGGTGAGCCCTGTGCCTCCGGTCACATCAAGACCCTGTATGATGCCGTCGCTCGTCCATTGGGCGCTGATGATATGCCGATGGACCTGCGGACTCACCCCATTGGATCGTGCGTCCGGCCTGATGCCTAAAGCCGTGGTCATAAATGCCTCCTTATATATAGGTGTCGTGCGATTCGCATGTGACCCAGCCGCTGCCGGGCGTGGTGAGATTGACGGTCAGCGCGCTGCCGGCCGGTATCGTCATCCACCCGCGCTGTGATAATCCGCTGGTCACGTCCACACCGCCCATGGTGGCGGTGCGGGAGCGGGTGTCCAGCAATACTGGTGTGCCGGTGTGGATGGCGCGCGAATAGGCGATGGTGGAATTACGCCCGTCGCACGCCAAGCGGAGCGTGCAGCCATCAGGCCACTCTCCGCACAAGGTGTAGGTCGGATATGCGCGGCTAGTGCCCTGATTCGGCAAGCGCATCACCGTCGCACCATCCGACGCCACGCCATACTGCAGCGGATATGCCAAGCCACCATTAGCCGCGCCGTAGCTCAAGCCGCCCGACTGCACCACCGACGCGCGAGCCTCACCCGAATGCGCCAAAGACGACAGGCGCTCCGGACGCTCGAAAACGATGGTGATGGTCGAATCGGCGATGCTGCCGGACCGATAGTCAGGCTGCTGGGTAAGCACCATATATCCGCCACTGCAGCAGGTATCCTCGGTGCCGTCGACCACGCGCATTCTGACCTGACGATGCACGAGCCTGCGCACACTGTCCGTCAAAGCGAGCAGCTCGTCACGGCTGGAAGCGTTGGCATTCCAATGCAGAGTGACGGCACGGCTGGCGTAGGAGATGTCATCCTCGCTCACATCATGTCCACCGTCGCCTTGCCCTCGCGCCGTCACATTGACTTTCGCGGCGGGAGTCGACCACCAGCCCTCGATGCCGCCTTTCGCGATGCACAGGCAGTCAAGATCGCCCGAACCCTCGAAACGCACCGGCTCCAAGCCGGAGGCCGACAATTCCGCAAAATAAGCCACATCGGCCTCCTTTTATCGCAATTGGTGTCGCGCGGTGCGCACGAGGATGCTCGCATCAGCCCATGGATCCGAGCGTTCGGGGATGTTGACGTTGAGGATCACGGTCCGATCGCCCTTATCTTTGACGTCAGCGCCGAAGATCTTGACGATCTGCTCTCGCGTCAACACGAGTTCGGGCTGCTTGGTCTCGTTGGCCACGAGGTGCCGTCCGGGTGGCAGGATGCCGCCGCGATCGTACAGGGTCGGTCTATCGTCTCCGACGATGCCGCCGAGCGCGTAGCCGCCCGCACGATTCATTCCGGCCAACGACCCATACCGATGGATCGCGTAATTGCAGCCGGCATAGATGTTGGCGAGCGGGTCGGTGATGCCACGCGAGCGGTACGGCCCCGCATAGGCATTGAATGTGCCAGGAATGGTCTGCATCAGGCCCTGCGACGGCATACCCGCTTTGGCGTTGGAATCCCAGTTGTTGATGGCGTTAGGATTGCCGCCGGACTCCTGATTCATTCGGCGTAGCACGGTGTCGGCCCAGCTTGCTGGCTGGCCCAATTCCTTGAGCACCTGCAGGACTAGGCTCCTCCAGCGTTCCACGCCGCCACCGACCGAACCATGATATTGGCCCGCCTCGGATTTGCTGGTCCACTTGGATGCCAGGTCGGACGCCATCGACTTGACCTTGTCGACAAGAGCCGTAGCGGCACTCACCGGCAGTCTGCCGACCATCTGGCCGAACTGGCCGCCGCTGATTCCCGCCACCTGCGATTTCACAGGCGTGAGAATCTTCGACGTGACCCAATCCACAGGATTCTTCACAAAGGCCTGAGCTGTCTGGGACAAATCCTCGATGAATTTCTTCGCTCCGGACACCACCTTGCCAATCTTGGAGGCAATGCCACCTTTGGCGAAGCGTTGGACGCCATCAAGACCCATATCCTCACGGACGGCCTGCACGCCATGGTGGCGAGCCAAAGCGTTCCAGCGGTAGACGTTCTCCGCACCGACGGCCTTAGTCCATTCCGGCACCATCCACGCCTCGCCCGGCGAGGTTATCGCCGGGATCGAATCGATACCGGGAGCGTAACCGGGGTTGATGCCGCCGACGGTGCCGCCAGTTGCGAACTTCACCGTCGGAAGGGAGAGTTTCAGGCCGACGGCGCCGGCCACCGAATCCCATACCTTCTTGATGCCGTTCGTGTACACCGTGTTGACGACGAAGGCCACCGGAGCCCTTGCGGCCTCCTTGACCTGATCCCAGCTTCGTTTAATCCAATCCTTGGTGGACTGGAAGGTCTGGCCGATGGCATTGACGGCATTGGAGATGGGAATCTTCACGTTGTTGTCGAACCACGTGCCGACCGAGCTGAAGACGCCGGTTATCCGGTCTTTGGCCGTCTGGAAAATCGACTGGAAAGTGCCCGGAATCCCCTGGAAGAAGCCGGTGATGGAACCGGGAATGCCGGCAAACCAGTCACATACCACCTGCCACTTGGATTGCACCCATTGGCCAGCGGAGTCAAAGAAACCGCCGACAGCGGCCGGAATACCCGAGAAGAAACCTCCGATTGAGGATCCAACACCTGAGAACCAGTCGCAGATGCCCTGCCATTTGGCCTCAACCCACTGGCCCGCCGAATCAAACCATCCACCAATCGCCGATGGAATACCGGAAAAGAAGTCGCCGATCTTCTGACCTGTGGTCCCGAACCAGTCCTTGACACCGTTCCAACGGTCCTCGACCCACTGGCCCGCGCCGTCGAACTTCGATTGAATCTTGACCATCAGGTCGCACCAATTGGTGTTGATCCAATCGCCGGCGTCGCCCCATGCCTTCTTGATGCCGGCCAGAGTGTCCTGCTGGGCTTTGACCTGCGCTGCTGTATTGTCAGCCTGTGCCTGCCCTGCCTCGGAGAACGCGCCTTTGATGCCGTTCCAAGCCTTGACTCCGGCATCGCGTTGGCCGGAGCTCATCGAAGCTTGCGCGGAACCGGTATTACCTGCGAACCCCTGCTCGTCGGCTTTCTTTCGAAGGCTTCCGAGTTTGTTCATTCCGGTTTTCGCGGCACCCACGGCCATTGATGGCCAGTTCAGCGGATTCAGGTTGTGTTCCCATGTGGAGTTCTTGATTCCGAGGAACTTGTTGTTTTCCTGTGCGGCCTTGTACCGTTTCTGGTAGTCGGCGTATGACTTGTCGCCCTCGCTGAAACCGGGAATTTTGTTCAGTTGACTCCATGCCCACTTAGGAGTGCCTTTTTCGACGTTCTTCGCAGCTGAAAGCATTGCGGTTCCACCGGCTGCGATTCCAACCTTGCCGACGGTAAGCTTTGACAGCCATTTCGGAGCCTTCAGCCCGCCGAGGAACTTGCCGAACGATTTCAGCGCGTTGCCAGCGGTCTTGATGCCTTTTCCGGCGATGCCGAAGCCTTTGCCGATATCCTTGGCGACACCGAAGATGTTCTTCAGTATCTTGAATCCTTTACTACCTAACCACAGGTAGATGGCCGTATCGAAGATGGTGCCCTGCTGGTCAGCGGACAGACCGTTCCACGCCTTCTCGATTGATGCGAGCAGGTCGAGCAGTGGCTTCAGACCAGCAAGCGCCACATTGGCGGCTTTCAAGGCCTTGTTCAAGTTCGACTTGTCGCCATCCGCCGGGGTGTTGAAAAATTCACCCAATCCGGGAAGGTTCTTCAGCACCTCGCTGGCGGAGTCGCGGATGCCGAGGAGGCTGTCTTTGAAGTCGATGAGTGTCTGGCGGTCTGCGTTCTCGAAGGCACGGTTGAACTCGTACGAGAATTCACCGGCCTTGATGAAATCGGCGAGACCTTTATACCCCCACCGAATCCGCTGGTAAGCGTCTTCGATGCCCGCATACGACTTCTTGTCGATGTGGAAAGATTCAGCCAATTTTTCGTTGACTTTGCCGGTCTCGACGAATTCCAATGATCCGGAGACCGCCTTGGCCACAGCCGAGCCGACATCTCCGAATTTCGCCGTAAAGCTGTTAATGACGCCGCTGATGCGGTCGACACCGAACGCCTCGATAATCTTCTCGATGGCCTTCTGGACGCGGTTTTTCGCGTTCTCCATCGCAGTGCCGATGCCCTGTGTGGCGTCTTTTGCCTGCGTCGTAAATGATGCGTACGGCCCGTAGCCGTCCTTATTGAGCTTGACGAGCGCCTTATTGAAGTCCTCGAAGGTGACCTTGCCACCCTTCATCGCTTCATATAGGTCGTTCTGCTTCGCGTTTGCACCAAGGATGCTCTTGGCCAATTGGTTCATCTGGCCAGGCATTGCATTGACGACACTTCGCCATGCGGCGGCATCGACCTTGTTCGCGCTCAACATCTGGTTGTACTGTTCGATGGCGTCGGCCTGCAGCACTGTGTCTTTGCCGCCGGCCAGGACGGCATTGTTGAACGCCAATGCGATGCTGGTGGCCTCGTCCAGATTCTTGGTCAACGGAGCAAGCTGCTGGACCATGCCGATCATGCTTGATGTGGTGGTCGGCAGGCCGTCGATGCTGGCGCTGATGCGTTTGATGGCTGCGGCAGCGTCATTCGAGTCGTACCCCAAATTCTTCATGACTTTGGGGAAATTGTTCATCGTGTCGGCGCGTTTAATGGCGCCTTCCACATTGCTAGTGATGATGTTTGAGACTTTGCTGAATGCCGACTGCGCGAACCCGCTGATGGCTCCGAACTTCGCGGCTCCCCACGCGGTGAAGAAGTGTTCGGAATCTCCGACTCCCCTTGCGGCAGTGGTAGTGACGCTTGATTGCATGCTACGGAAGGAATTGATGGCATTGCGCGCCGATGCCGCGGCGGACGCGAAAAATCCCGACTGCTTGGAAGTGCTCGCGTTCAGATTCGTCTGAGCGTCGTGGAGCTGCGTCTGAGTCTCTTTCAGGCCTTCGCTGGCGGCTTTGAGTTGTTCCTCAGCCGATGTGACGGCTTCGGTCTTCTGCCTCGCCTTGCTCCTTGCGTCGTTGAGTCGTGCTTGGGCGTTGATGGCCTGTGAGGAGGATTGTCCGCTTTTGACGATGGTTTCCTGCAGTTTGACTTCGGCGGCCTGTACGCGCAGGTCGGCGCTTTTCTGCTCGTCACGCGCTTTTGCGATCTGCGACGTGTACTGGCTGACCGCCTGCGCGGCCTTCTTCTCAGCCTGCTGCAGGCTCTTGACCTGCTCTGACAGCACGTCACGGCCAGCGGCCTGATTCATGGCGTCGGAGAATTTCTTGCCGGCATTCCGTCCTGCGGAGGTGGCCGCGGCCGTCACACCGCTGTTGAGCTTCGTGCCGAAAGCGCTCAGATTCGGGAGCACATCGATCCATGCGGCTGTGCCGGCCATGAGACCACCTCACTGTTCAGTTTTTCGATTGATCGCCCGTGACAAGCGCCATGAGCTCGCTCCGCTCCTGCGCGTGTAAGGCCTTGCTGTCGACAGACGACTGTTCGCGTTTGGACTCAGCCACCACGACAGCCGGAGGCTTGGTGCGAGGCCTGATGTCATCCTCTTCAAGGGGATGCTCCACAAATGGAGCGCACTGGGTGATGGTTAGCTGGATGTCACGGAGCATGTCGCCCAAATCGTGCAACAGCCATTCCGACTCACTCCAGCCATCACCAGCCAAAGCACGAAAGAAGACGTTGTCCGGCGGCATGTGGATTATCAGCGCATGCAATGCGCGGAGACTGATCTTGCGTTGCCAGAACTCTTGGATGGGGTCACGCGGCGCGTAGACCGCGCATAACGCGGCCTCCAATTCCTCCGCGTGACCATCGCCGTCAAGGAGCTCTAAAGCGTTGTAGGGTTTCCCTCGCTGTCCGTCTCATGCACTTCATCGGCCGCGTCGTCGAGCAGGAGGAAAAGCAGGCTGATCTGTCCGCCGGCCTCGATGAAATCATCCCACTGGGCGCCGAGCAGCGCTTTCGCCAAGTCGAACTGGTCGTCGGACTCCTGCGCCTTCGCGAATGCCTTCTTCTCCTCATTCGACTGGAAAATTGGAGCGTGGATGCGGAATTCCTTCGCATCCGGCTCGTCGTCGATGGTGAACTCGATCCACTCCCGAATCTTCGGGTGGGATTCAAGATACTTCGCCTTCACGGCCTTGAGGCTGCGGACCTTACGCTTCTTGTTGTCGGTCATTGTTCAATCCTTTCAAAAAAATCAGTGTTCCTTTCGGCGAGAGAAGAAGGGAAAATCCCGCACCGGTGAAAGGAATCAAAAGCCCGGTGCGGGAAGAATCAATGTCAGTCGGCGACCGGCTGTGACTCGGAGGACGCTGCCTGATCGGACACCGGCTGCTACTGGGAGACATCAGCACGAAGCGCGGCACCGGCCTTGGCGATCTTCTCGCCCTCGTAGAACACCTTGCCGGTCTTCGGATCCCGGAAGAAGGTGAAGGTCTGGTCCTCACCCTCGGCGTCGGAGCGGTTCTTGGTGTTGTCGCCCTGATTGGTGACCTTGACGCGATACCCGGCCTCGATGCGGTAATGTGCCGCGTCGCCCACACCGTCCTGACCGATCCAGATCAGGCGGTAGTACGGGAATTCCGTGGTTTTTTCATCGGTGAATTCGAAGCCCTCATCCTTGTTTGCCGGCCACTGGGAGACGGGCAGGCCGTGGGCCAAGGCCTTGACCCATGCGTTCATTTCCAGGAAGGTGAGCTGCAGGGTGCGGGTACGTCCGGTGATGTCGGAACGCACCGGCTCCAGATCCTGCACCGCACTGGTGTCGGCGGACTCGATGCCGCGACTCATCTTCGCGCCATCAGTGCTGATGTAGCCCATCACCTTGAAACCCTCGGGCAGCTGATTCGGTTTGTTGGTTGCGGTGTCGAAGAAAGGATCCGGCATCGCGGTCGAATAGTCGGCGATAGCGAGCAGCTGAGTGCCCCACTTTCGCACGTTTCCGTTATTGTCATTGAGAATGCTTGGCACATCGGTGATGGCAGCCATCATTTCCTCCTTGATTGAAAAATCATTGTGGTCTGGTGTTGAGCGTGATCGTCGCCGTGCAACGGCGCACGTCAGGCATTGAATGACTCACTTCGGAAAATGAGGTGAGCGTTGAGGAGTCGACGTAGCCATATCGGTTTCCATCGCCCTGCAGCTGAGAGAGAGCGGTTTCGACCTTTCTTATGGTCGCGTCCATGGAAGTCCAATCAGCGGCGAAGATGTCGATGTCGACGGCTCTGCCGCGCGTGAATCCATCGGCGGTCGTGCCACCCGGCGCCGGAGAGACGATGACGGCCGGAAGGTTTGCACGCAGATTCTCCGGCACTTCCGCCGAAGCCTTGATCCCCGCCTTGTCTTGCAGCCATTGGATGATGATCGGCATCGGTTGCGGCCATGAGCCGCGAAGCGGAATCGCCATAATCAGCCACCCGCCTCGGCTATGGCGCGGCGAAGGTATCCCTTCTTCGGATAGATCCGTCCGTCGCCGTATTCCTTGGCGTCCGCATGCTCGTCACCGATGATGACTCGGGCATATGGTCTGCGCAGATGCGTCGGCGATTTCGTTCCAGGACGTCGTCCCTGCATGACGCGCACCGATTCGGCATAATGACGGTCGCCTTCCTTGAGGGCGATGCGCTTCACGATCGGAGCGATGCGTCTGGCCTTCGCGTTCAGAGCGGATTGGACTGTTGGGTTGGACAGGACATTGCGTTCCATCCATTCCTTGTCGACTTTGAATCCCTTCATGGTCACCTCCCGTCATCGCGGCAGACGTTGACCTGCATGTTCCAGGAAGTTGGTGTCAATCCGCCATCGAGCGCGACAGGATCGCCAATCACTCGATATTCGATTCCCCTGACGATCACCTTGCAATCCCGGAGCGTTCCTTGATAGGAGCGTGGGAAGTAGAGCGACATGGAGACGAGCAATCCTTCCGGATTGACGCTTGTGGCGACATTGTCCTGTGTCGGCGAGCCGACCAGCACGTTGCCTACCGATTCCTCGGACCATTTGCGGATTGGAGTGTTGTAGGCATCCATTCCGGCGATGCTTGGACGGAGCACCTTGACGGTTTCACCGTGGATCATGGTGCCACCACCTTTCCGGTGCTCATGTCGAGGGCTCCCGCGAGGAGGCGTCGCCTTCCGCCAAGCTCCTTCTCCTCGCTCGGCCACAATCGGAGGTCGCCGGTGGGGTTCTGGAAGCTGTAGGTGGCTTGGAATGGTCCGGCGGTCTCGCTCATGCTGCTGGCTCCTGATGGTGCGCCATTGGAATCGGCTTCCATTGCGCGCCTAACGGCAGCGCAGCAAATGCGCTCACGGGTGAGGTTGCTGACCTTGTCCCATCTGCGATAGGAGCGGATCAGGTCGGACGCATACGCGATGAGTTTCTTCGCGCGCGTCTTCTCCTCGTCCGTGAGCGCATGCCATGAGGCTTCAAGATCGTCGACACTCGCGAAATCATCTGTGTCGGCCATCATATGGCCTCTCAGTCGGTCACGGTGACCTTGACGGATGCCTTCTTGGAGCCGTCGGAAGTGGTTGCGGTGACGGTGGCGTTGCCAGCCTTCACGCCGGTCACGACACCGACGCTCTTGTCGGCATCAGCCTTGACGGTGGCGATGGAATTGTCGGACGGTTCCACAGTCCACGCGACATCCTTATTGGATGCGCCGTCGGGCACAACGATGGCCTTCACCGTATTGGTGCCCTTGGTCTTGACGCCCATGGTCTTCTTATCAAGGCTCACGCCAGCGACCTTCACGGTGTTGGATGCGGAGCCACCGGCGACGGTCAGGAGCGCGTGGGCCTTCTGGTCGCCGTACTGCAAGCCGATCTCGCCGTACAGCTGCACCTTGTCGCTTGCGCCGGTCTTGGCGAGCGGCTCGGCGAAGAAATGACCCTTGCCGGGGATTTCGAGGAAGCGCGGGGCGAGCTGTTCGAGGGACAGGACGAGCAGCTGGTCCTTCGGCATGTACGGGTCGAGCATGATGTTGAAGAGGCCGAAGTCGGTCTCGATGGTCTGCAGGTTCACGCCGCCGACGTTGCGGGTCTGCTCCTGATACTTCGCGTCGGTGACGAAGCAGCGGGTCAGTGCGCGCTTGAGAGTGGAGTTGACCACGATGGTGCGCGTCTCGGATTCGCGGATGCCGCCATTGTCCCAGGCCATCTGCGCGAGGTCGAGCACGTCGTCCGCTGTCAGCTGGGCGGCGGTGTGCTCGGTGCTCATCACGTTGGTGGTGATGGCTTCGAGGAGGCCACGGGTGCTCCGCGCGCTCTGGTTGTCGGTCGGATTGTTGTAATGGCCGGAGATGAAGGAGGCTTCCACGTCGCGTGCGATCTGCTTGAGTTGCTGCTGGATCTGCCAGCTCAGCTCGTCAGCGAGGATGGCGGTGCCGCCGACCTGTACTACCGGCATGTTGTCGGTGTTGCGCTGTCCGGTCGCACCCTGCCGCGTGTAGGAGACCTCGACGGCCTCCTGGTGGATCTCGACCACGTTGTTGGCGTGGAAGCGGGTGCGTTCCTCGCCCTTCGGCGCGTCGGCGCCCTCGAGGCGCTGGCGGTTGGCGTCTGGGTCGCGCAGGTCGTAGCCCTGCCATTCGAAAAGAGTGGACGTGGTGTCGATGCCGCCGGTGAGTCCGCCGATGGCGGAGAGTAGCGGCGTGTCCTCGCGGCTTGCGGCGAAAAGCTCGCCGACGTAATTGGGCAGATTGTAGGTGTTGCCCTGTCCTGTGATTCCAGGCATGATGTCTTCCTTCCAGATTGGTGGTTACTGGCGCTTCGTGCCGAGCATGATGCTTTTGAGCGTCATGGAGGTCTGATAGTCGCCTTTCTTTTCGGCGGCTGCGATCTGCTCCCTGATGCTCATGCTTCCCTGCCCGCCCGGCTGGTTTCCCTCGCCGTCGAGCGGATGCCTGCCATTGCCGGATGCCGGCGGCTTCCCCTGTGTGCTGACGAGCTTGGCGACCTTCTCGGCTGTCTTGTCGATGCTTTCCTCGTCATCGCCGGTCACGAGGTCGGCGAATTCGGCGGGGATGCCGTGCTTGAGGCAGGCGTTGGCGACAAGGCCGGCGTGCTTCTGCTCCGCCAGCTGTGATTCGAGCTTGCGGTTGGCTTCGGTGGCCTTCTGCAGTTCGCTCTTGTTCGCTTCCTCCTGCTCATCGAATTTCGCGGCCTTGGCTTTCAAATCGTCGTAATCGGCATACTTGGCCTGTTCACGGCGCAGACGGTCCTCGACGATGCGGTTGACATCGCTCTGGGAGAAGGTCTTCTCTCCTGCCGGCGGCTCGCCACCCTGCTGCTGTCCGTCACCGCCGGGTTCGGCCGGTGGCGCGACCATCATGATGTGACGAAGACGCATGATGAGGGATTTCGGCATGATGAAACGCTCCTTGTGTTTTCTCCGAATGTTTGAGGCCATCGTGGCCTTTTGACCAGGCATGACGGAGCCAGTGACCGCCCAAAAAATGGGATAGTGGCAGGTGCGGGACTCGAACCCGCGTTGTTTCAATGTCGTGGATTTACAGGCCACTGCCGTCGCCACTGGGCCAACCTGCCAAGAATGTGCTAAAATATATGAAGACCGGGGGTCCTCTGCGGCGTTGAAATAAAACGCAATGAGCGGAGGCGTGCTCCCGGTTGTTTCATTTCAATTTGATTTCCAATAAACCTTCACCGTCGAGAATGAAAAGTCTGCGGATTTTCCACTCACGATCGTTGTACTTCTCTAACTGGTGAACAAGCTTGTCTTTACGTTTCGATTGGCCAAGATCTATCACGAAACAGTCCTTGACGACATCGTGATTCTCTTTAGCGCTTCGAACGGCTTTGGTGATACGATCGGCGATTTTGCCAAAATCAGCTTTTGCCAAGGACTTCAATTCGCAAAGCTCGTTTGTTTCGATCCAACGGAAATCATTTGTCGCTGTCCTTTTTTCTATGTCTCTTGGTATCCATTCGACATGGTTCCCAAGATTCTGGAATCGTTCAAGGAACACGATTTCCTGCGGATATAACATATCGGTGGAGTGTGGAACTCCAACCTTTTCCTGACGCATGTACCATTCGCGATCGGTGACGCCAGCGAGTCCTCGCATTGAAAGCAGTCGTTCCTCGTTCTGCGCATGAGGCTGCTTCCAACCATCAGGGATGGCGGTTCCCGGACGGATTCCATCCGCGTATTTGCCCTTATGCTGTCGCATCGCGCGAAGGATATCGTCCACCGAATCGCTTCCGGCCTCATCCCTCGCTTTGAGATAGTCGTCGTACAATTCGTCGGGACGATAGCCCTCCACACGCGGTTTTTCATCCCATGATGGGACAATCTCGCAGTCGCATGCCGCATGGTACTTGTTGAACAAGCCTCCGGCCTTTTCGGCGCTTGCATAGACGAAGCCGCGTCCGGCGAGCATGGCACAGAACGCGCAGGTATGAAGTCCGGAAGGAACGCGTGCGAACCGGGGCCCATACTTGTCAAGCTTGGCTGCCGACCTGACGGTACTGCGACCGCCGTTACGCACTCCGACCGCGATAAGCCGATTCAGGTACGAGAGATAGGCGTTCGGATCATATCGCTCGTTGCCTTTGAACAGCATGCTTGCCTTCGCCCGAATCATGTCGGTCAAATCGTCATGTATAGGGTCGGCGAGTATCGGCTCGTATTTGTCGTCGAACCATTTCGACCGCATTTGCTTGTACCAGTCGGCTGCTGCGGTCGAACTGATGCTCCCATATTTGTCAATGATGGCGGGAACGAGTTCCAGCAGCATGTCACGCTGCTGTGCCGGTTCCATTCCCTGCAGCTGTTGCCACGCTTGGCCCATCTCCCGTTGTGCGAGGCTCACCGCCGTCTTCTGCGATTTGGCCAGAAGATTAATTTCCTTGCGGCTCGGAGTCCGGTTTGTCATTCCCGCCTCCGTTCATCCCGGCGAGCGCGTTCAATGCGCTTTTCGCTTCGGCTCGGCGCTTTTCCGATAGGAGTCTGGTGATTTGCTCGTCAGTGAAGCCGACTTCCTCCAATGCGACGGTCGTGTCGGCAAGCCAAGGGAAGGCCCCCACGAGTTTGACCATCGCGTCTCCGGCGTCGATGACGCTCGGCAGCGACGGATTGCGCCATCGTGCGGTGATGCCCGCCATCTCGTCGGTCACTTCGGTCGTATGGTCGCGAAGCATGATGATGTCCTGCGCGATACGACGAAGCGAAGCACCATACACGCGGTTCGCTGCCGAGCAGTCGATGACCAGATCCTTCTCCGCAGCATGCATCGCCTCTGCGCTCGATGGATTGTCCTGGATGATGCCGAGCGAGCTGACCGGCACATTCGTCTCCCCGGCGAATCTGCAGGCAAGCTCTCGCATCTGGTCGATATGCGGCTGCACGGACTGCTGGGTGATCTGCTCAAGCTTCGGCACGTCGCCATCCTCGTCCTTACCAATCATGTTCAATCGTCCGATGACGAATTCCCAGACTGGAATCGGATTGCCATCATCGTCCTTGAATGAATCGGGGTCGGCGCCGAGTAGGAGCCATTGCGGTGCCGAGTAGAATTCGGCGCTGACCTCGCTGCGCAGGACGGTGCGCACCGCGTCATCGGTGATGCTCATGACCGCGCGGTTGATGATCGACCTGCCAAAAGGCCTGTCGATGGTCGGCCTATAAGACAGCACCTCCACAGGCACACGGCCAAGACCATGCGTCCACACATCGTCCACGTACCATTCACGCCCAAGCTGGCAGGTGATGACTTGGAAAGGCGTCCATAGGCGGAATCGCGTAGGACGCGCGTAATCGTCGATGTCATCGATGGTGAGCGCCGCCTTGAGACTGCGCGTACGGAAATTCCACAGGGCGCTCGACCATTGCGCGCTGTGCGGAATGGTGAGCACAGGCGGTTCCCCAGCCGACTCGTCGCCCTCCGATACGGCCATGAAGACGCACGAGTGGATCATGCTGCTGCTGATCGCCATCGGCAGCTCGATGTCCCAGCGGTTAGCGGAGAGAATTGGATTCAGGTCGAAGGAATCGTCGCTGCTGTTCGGACTGACAAAGCCATCGAACATGCAGCGCTCGGCGTGTGCATTGACTGCTTTCGCTGGCCAGCCGACCACCTCCTCGAGATTCCGCATGCTCGGCGGGATGGAGAAGCCGATGTCGCGGAGCCGATGTTTTCCATCCGCATACCGGGAGCGCAGTGAATTGCGCGCGCGCTTGCGGTTCCACACGGTGACGAGATTCGATAAAGTGTCGTGCAACGCCGGGTCAAGCCCTTTGATATCGGTCGGTGGATTGAAGATGATGCCGAGATCGCTGAAATCGGTGACCGGAGCGAGCAGCGATGTCATGTGAGCCTCCTTAATCGTTGTTTCCTGCCTGGCTTGCGTTTCGCGGTGAATGCCCCGTGCAATGCCAGAGTCGTGGCCTGCAGTGGACTTATTTCCGCGTCGGAGCCTTTCTTGTTCCATGCGACCGCTCCGTTGGGGCCGATGTCGCGCAATGTGATGCCCTTCACGGCGGCAGCCAGCTGTGGCTGGTCCATATCACTCAGATGTGTAAGGGACTTGTCTCGAATCATGTCGAGCACGCGGCCTGTGGCCTGTCCTAATTGGCGTGTGTCGGTGACTGTCACACGCACATGCCGTTTCTGCAGGTCGGGCACGATGCTCATGGCCGGCGACTGCGCGTCGATGACTACGGCCGCGGTCTTGTGCCATCGTTCAGCCAGCCAGTCAACAGCCCATTGGACTCCGTCGGTGCGAGTGGAACGGTATTCCTGCAAAGAGATGAACGCAGTGCCATCGTCGTGCTTGAACGCGAGTCCGATGGCCAATGCACTCCTGTCCGGTGGCATATCCACGCCGAACGAAAGCAATCCATCCGTTTGCGGGTTGGCCACCTCGGTCGCATGCCAAGCCTCCTCACCAATGACCTCGGCGGCTGTCTGTTCGTCCCAGATTCCGAGCGCTTCACGCCGGAAAGAATCTTCTGCGAGGAGGTTGCGCATGCGCAGTATTGCTTCCTCGCTGGTGCGTTTCGGATATGACGGATTCGCCTTCGCCCACGCGGTCCTGTCATCAAGGTCGCAATCGCGGTCTGCACCGAGCTCGACGTAAAGCATGTCATCCGACTTGCCGGACAACGCGGTCGAACGCTTCTCCTCGAAAGCCTCGCATTGATCGCCCGGCTTCGGCGGATTGCCCATGAACACAATCAGCGGATTCGGACTCGTGTTCACGATCGGAATCAGGTTGTCCAACGCCTTGATGGTGAGAATCTGAGCCTCGTCGAACACTTCGATGTCGGCGGAGTGCAGACCTCGGCCGAAACCGTTCTCTCGGGCGCCGAACATGATGCGGCTGCCATTGGTGAAACGGATCTCCTGCTGTCCGTTCGCGCGGCGCACGGACAGCACGTATTCGGAAAGCTTCGGATTGCGGGTTAGGTCGCACATATCGGCGAACGTCTCATCGGAGGTGCGCGTATGGTGCGCGGTCCAGATGACCAGTGTTCCGGCGCGTCCGGCGCACAGGATGAATATCGAAGTTCCGACGGTGAACGTCTTGCCGATCTGTCTGCAGCTGGACAGGACCGCTCCTCCGGATCCGCATGCGTACTTGCCGTCGGAGCGTTTTGCGAACAGAAGGTAGAGAAAACCTTTCTGCCAGAGGTCGTAATGAATCCCGGCCTTAACCGCCGCACCGTTGATAAGTTTGAAGTCGCTTGACGTGACGTCTTCCGGCTGCACGAGCCGCTGGGCGATTTCAGACAATCGACGCTCCGACATCCTCCGCCACCTCCGTCACGTCGTCGTTCACGTCGAACAGGCTGCCGGATTCCTCGGCCATACGCATCCGTTCGTCGAATTCGGCGAGCTTGCTGCTGATCGCCGGCAGCGCGCTGGCCGGAGTCGATGGATCATGAAGCGCTTCGCGCAGCCTGCCGACGATTTCACGAAGTGTGTCCTCATGGGATCCATCCATCATGCGTTCGAAACTGTGACGGTCGATGTCTGCCGGATGTTCCCGTTCCGCAGTCGCTGACGTCTTTGCCTTTCGTTTTGTTCTTGGTTTTGCTGGTTTCGGCAAGGACTCGCCATCGTTCTTCCTTGCCCGGTACGCTTTCGCCCGGCATGCGCCAGAACAGTATTTAGCCGGTTTCCCGCGCCCTGACGGCCTGAATTCCTTTCCGCAAATAAGGCATTTCACGACGTTTCACCTCCCGTCACGTTTTACAAACCGTCACGTTTTAAGCTTCCGGGGAGATATCGGCCCTATGCGGCGGGGGACGTGTTTTCCGGACCGGGAGGGGATACCGCCCCTAGATGTCGATTTTCCGAAACGGCACGCCGGTGGGTGGTTTTGATTGCTGCCCCAGCTGACCGGCCATGAGCCGTCGCACTTCACGTTGTGCCCACTCGAGTGTATGCGTGCCTTTGACGGTGTTGCACCATCGATGTGTCGGTTCGGTGTTTGTCCAGGAATATGGATTTCCACCTCTTGCGATTGGGATGATCTCATCCACGACGAAGCTCCAAGGATCTGGATATTTGAGTCGCAGGTCGATTGGCTTTCCGCAGATTCCGCAGGTTCTTCCGCTTTTGACCGCTGCTTTGTGTCTGGAAACGAGCTGATTCCGTCGCGATCCGTTTTGTCTGCGAACGTTTGGCTTATGTGATGTCATTCGTCATCGATTCGATATCAGTCTGTGACTTCGATTCCGAGACATTGGAGCGCTGAGAGGAAGTCCTCCTCGTAGATTCGCAGGCCCCACGCTTCCAAGGCATCCCCCCTGCTGATTTGCATGCCCGCCTGTTCTCCTTGGTCGGCTATGCGTGTGAGCTGGTGTGCGATCTCTTCGAGGGCTTCTTTCATTTCTGCTCCTTTCGGCGTGTCATATCTATCTCACTTGTATAACTTATGTATTTTTGATACAATAGTTTATGTCAACAGGAAAGGAGGTGAGCATGAAATGGACGGATATCGTGACCGCCATCAGCTCGGTGGTGAGCAACATCATCGCGCTGGCGGCGCTCGTCATCTCGATACGGCGCAGACCACGCCATAAGAGATGACGAAAGGGTTCCGAGCAGACCTAGTGCCCGGAACCCCGGTTCCATCCTATTTCATGACCCATCATGAAGACAAGCACACTGTTTGCCGTATGCGGCATCATATGCGGACTGCTGTCCGCCATGCTCGGCTTCGCGGGAAAACCATGGCAGGCCGGACTGTTCGGACTCGCGGCGGGCATCTGGTGCATCGTCACGCTCATCATGGACAGACGGGGCGGCGATGACGACTGAATACCTCGGCGTCAAACAGGTCGCCGAAAGACTCGGCGTCGCGAACGCAGCAGTCTACGACCTGCCGGAGCCGGACGTGCGCATCGGCCGCACACGCGGCTGGCTCCCCGAAACCATCGACCGGTGGAACGCGCAACGTCCCGGCAGAGGCGTCGGCGGCGGCAGGCCACGCAAGCAAAACGACAAATAAACAAATGGTCCGGAAGTGATTCCGGGCCATTCCTTTTCATGGGTGGCTCCGGAGAGATTCAACGCCAATCGAAAACATGATAACATGGGACGACCGAGTGCCTTCGGCGAGATTCGAACCCGCGCATACACGTGGCCGCAAGGAAGAGAGTTTAAGAACTCGTGGCCAGTGCGATCTACCGCTGATTTCTACGAAGGCATGGACAGGCGGTTTTGAGCATCACCGCATCGCGAGTCGCGGGATTGGCTTGCCTGCCGCTGTTGGTGCATGCCCACTCTGACGTGGGTGGGCGGAGCGTGTCCGATATGCCGTTCGGACAGGACGGGCAACACCAGGGAGTTAGGAGAATCCAAGGTGGATATGAAAAGGGTTCAAACCGTATGTCTTCGGTTTGAACCCTCTAATCCACTGACAATTTTGCGTTGCACTTTCGATTTTGTCAAATCGAGTCGCGTCGCACGACCTGTCCATGCACGTCGGAGAGCCGATACAACGGCTGTCCCTTCACGTTTTCGCCAACCGGTTGGAGCCTGCCGCGCTTGCGCCATGAGCGAATCGTGTTCGCGTTGCACTGGAATCCGCATTCGCGCAGCAGTTCCGCGCACTCCCCCGCCGTGAACGCGCGTCCCGACCGAACGCATTCCCTCAGGAAACCAAACCGCACATCCGCCACACGGTAAGTGTTGCCGCACACGGGACATGCAACGCTTGCCGCGCCGACCGCCGCGGTCAATTCGACGCCGCACAGCGGGTTCAGACATCTGCCGATGCCATGTTTCGCAGGCGGCACGTCGATGATGTCGAGCGTGCGGCGCGCCATCCGCTCCCAGTCCCGGTAGATGGAATCGATGTCCGGCAGGCGACTCAGGCGTGGACATGCGGCGCAGTCGCGGAGCATGCCCAACAGACGCGGACGGGTGACGCGGGTCACCCACGGCATGGCCGGCGGCGCGTACAGCCTGCGCCACAACGTGACCGTCAGATCATCGACCTCCTGCAGGTGATCCACCACGGACAGTCTGATCGGCGTCGGCGCCGAGGGCAGGTTGACACGTCCGGGCTGGTGGCCGCCATAATGCGCGGTCGAATCCAGGAACTCGTGCAGTGATTCCAGCCATTCCGGATAGCTGCGGAGCCATCCGCGCAATAGCCGGTCGCATTCCAGACACAACGTGTCGCCGGCACGGCAACCGGCACCGCACACGTGGCACACGCCAGCGAGCGCTGGCTTGTTTTGGTTGGTTTGTGCTGGTTGTGTCTGGTTTGGTGTTGGTTGGGATTCGTTGGTTTGTTCGTTCATTTGTTCGATTCCCTCCGGCGTGGTAGTCTGGTTTGTGGTGATGCCAGAGCCCGGCCGGAAGGTCGGGTTCTTTGTTTATTCGGTGGCGGAGTCCTGTTTTTCGAGGTGGACGTGTTCGATCTTGGCTCTGCAGCGGAGCAGATTGGCGTATTCGTCCATGACGTCAAGCTGCCTGCTCAACAGGCTGATCGGACAGACGGGCTTGAAGTCAAGCGTGCCATCCGCATACCGCTGCAGCATGTCCCTGAGCCTGCCGGCACGAGCGGTCAACTCACGGTATTCGACGCGCATCCGCTCCTCATAATC